GACGTGACTCGGTACACCTGCCCGTCACTGGCCCTGAAGACGTCGTGGAAGTCTAGCGTGGTGCCCTTTTCGGTCCAGACCGTGAAGGTGGACGTCATGCCCTCCGACTCGGCAACTCGGGCCTCGATGGTGCTGGCATGGGTGATTGCAGCCTCGAAGGTCATGCCGTCCACCCAGCTGGTGGTCCAGCCGCCCTCGCCGTCAGGAACGCGGGTCTTCTCAAGAAGCACGCACGTCTCTGCACGCTCCCCCATGATTCCGGGCATAGGCATCAGGCATACCTCCAAACATAGCCAGCGCCAGTCTCCAGCTTGCCCTTGCAGCAAAGATTGATTAGTGACCTAGTCATGAAATCTTCCGGAACGGGTTGAGTTGCGAGGCAAACGCCGCCTGCCATCCTGTGAGGCCACCAGAGGCCGAATTTGCCGTCAGGTCGGAGCGGATGGAGTACGAGTAACCGTCGAAGCTCTCGGACTGATACGGGCTTGCTGCGGCCTGCTGGGTGGCAGTCCTGTTGAGCGCCACCCAGTCGGATATCTCTTCTGCCACGGCAAGCAGGGGCTTGGGTATCGCAAGCAGCGTTATGGTCCCGTTGAACGTCTCGTCGGACAGCTCTGTGTCGGGGTTCTTGTGGAGTCCGTCGTTCAGGCAGCTGCCCTCTATGCGGTACCACTGGCCGTCAAGCATCTGGTCGGTGATGGACGTAGGGAGCGAGCCGTCATCGATGCAGCACGTGCTGACTGGAATCTGCTCTCGCTCGAACCAGTTGTGGATGTGCCACAGGATTTGCTCAAGAATCCCTACGTCCATCGGTCACTCCTAACCAGCGGTCTCGATGACCTTGGCGATGTAGAGGCTGTTCGGGTTGAACAGGACGGGCATGAACAGCGCGGAGGCCTTGGTCCACAGCACGGCGGGGTCCTTCTCGGACCACTGGGCGATGTAGACGTAGGTGTCGCGGTTGGTCACGCCGCCCTCGTAGTAGGAGCCGAGGTCGACCTCGGGCGGGACGCCCCAGAGGCCAGCGCCGAGCATCATGCCGTTGGCGGTGCCGAAGAAGGAGACCTTGTCCTTCGGGAAGTAGCGCTTCTGGGTCACGACGGGACGGCCGTCGGAGCCGATGGTGTACGGCAGCGAGTAGCTGAGGTCGTCCGTGATGACGGTGGCGATGCCGAACTCGTCGTCGAGCCACGCGCGGAGCTGCGCGTTGGTGACGAGCACGCCCTCCATGTTGGTGCCGTTGATGGCCTTCTGGACGGCCTTGTTCTGGCGCATCTTGGTCAGGACGGAGCGGGCGCACACCATGCCAGTGAGGGTAACGCCCTTGTCGGCCGCGCCGTCGACGATGGCCTGAAGCTGGGAGGCGGGGTCGGTAGCCGCACCCTCTCCGAGGTCGAGCGTCAGGCTGAGGTTGGCTGCGGGCACACCGTAGTCGACGGTGGTGTCGAGGCCGTTCTCCTTGATGGTGACCTTGCCAGTCGCCATCAGCTCGGCGCGTGCGACCTTGGCGCGGGTCACGACCTGGTTGGACAGGTCGGCCGCGAAGTCCATGACAGCGTCGTACAGCTCGGTCTCCTCGGTCACGCCACGGCCAGTGAGCTGGCGAAGCAGCTCGGAGGTGTTGCGCTTGACCTTGATGAGGCCCTTCTCGACGTTGTGCTCGTCGACGGGCGCGGGGATGGACTTCTGCGCCTCGGTGTCGAAGGCGTGGAACTGGGCCATCTGGGGGATGGAGTACTCGGACGCCATCGTGTGGTAGGTGGCGACGAGGTTCGGGGTGGTCTGGTCGGTGAAGAGTCCCTCAAGCGGGTCCACGGGACGCGCGACGTTCTGGAAGCCAGTGGTCAGCGTGTCGGCGGGGTTGAGCATGCCGAGGGTGTTCTCGATGAACTTAGGCATTGTCTGGCCTCCTTAGTTTGTCCAGTTGGGGCGGGTGACCGCATGGGAGGCCTCCACGACGGTGATGCCCGTCAGAGCTTTGGCCGCAGCCTCGGCCAGCACGGCGGGGAGTCGGTCGCCGTAGATGGTGCCTGCGGTGACGATGGAGCCGGCCTTGGCACCATCGGTGACGTCGATGTCCTCGTAGAGGATGCCCTTGGCGGTGGCGTCGTTGGCGGGGATTACCGCGCCTGCGGGGACGACCTTGCGCCCGTTGTCGCGGGTGACGGCCTGCGCGTGGTCGGCAGGAACGTCGATGCTGGTGCGGGTGCAGTTCTCGTCGCTGACGAGGAAGAAGCCCGCCGCCCAGCCGTAGCCCTTCTTGGGGCCGTCGAAGTAGCTCATGTGCTTACTCCTTTGTCTCGGTGGTTCCGAACATCCTAGCGTGCCGCTCTGCCATGCGCCTCTCGACGGCGGGGTCTGCTCCCTCGGGGAGGTTGGCCCCCTTGGGCGGGGTCGCGGGGTCGCTTCCCGTGGTCTTGGTCTTGACCACGAACGAGGACCACTTCTCCCTTGCCTTCGAGGCCAGTTCCTCGGCCCCCTCGATTGCGCCGTCCTCGCCGACCTTCACGGTGTCGAGCTTGGTGACGCCCATGACGTCATCGATGTACTCGGCCCCGATTCCAGCCTTTGCGAGCACCTGCTCGCGGTACGCCTTGGCCTTGGCTGCCTCTGCCTTCTCGGTTGCGACCTGGCTCTTGAAGTCCTCGAACGCCTGATGTTCGTCCTCGTACTTCTGCTCCCACTCGTCACCACTGCCAGATGCGGCCTCGGCTTCCTCCAACTTCTTCTGGAGGTCTGGCACCTGCTCAGCCTGCTTCTTGTAGGTGTCCCGCTCCGACTTTAGGCCTTCGGTCGTTTCGGTGTGCGCGGCGATGATTGCCTCAATCTTGTCCTCATCGATGCCCATGCCCTTGAGAAGCTTGACTGTGAGTGCCAACTTGTCTCCATTTCCTCGGAGTTGCGGTGGACTGTTCCTCGCCACCTGATTGCGGCAGACGGTTCCTCGCTGCCAGTACCACATAGGCTATCATAGGTCAAGGTGCGTGTCAAAGAAATAGGGGCGATACGCTTTCAAAACGTATCACCCCCTGAATCCTTCTGGTTCGATTGCGCTCGGTGTCCAGTTCGGGCTTTTTCCTATGGACTCACTTTGTCACAGTCAGTAGTCCATGACAGCCACTGCGTACATCATTTCCCGTTCGGTGTCTATTGCCACCATCAGGTTCTTTCGGATGTTGCGGACGTCGGCGTCGGTCAGAGTCGCTAGGTCCATCGTCTGCTCGTCCATTCCAAAGAGCACGAGGTTGCCCGCGAGCATCCTGTGCCTCGTGGTGTCAATTGCGGACGTTATGGGGTCTGCGACCAGAAGCCCCTCATCGTCCAGCACGACGTTGTAGTACGTCTCGCCCACCTTCCTGACGGCAATGTCGATGCACCGACAGCCTATCAGTCGGTAGAACTGTTCCAGATGGTCGTCACCTTTGACCTCGACTGGTCCGTGCTTGCCGTTCTCGACGTCAATCAGATACCCACGCATCGTCACCACTTCCTGTACTCGAACGTGTCCACTACCTTCTCGCAGATTGCCTTGACCCTCATGAGTCCCAGAATCTCCGACTCCTGCTGGCACTCTCCGAAGCAGTCATCGATTGCCATGTCCAACAGTGTCTCGCGGTCTGGCGTCGGGTCTTCCCACGCACCATCGGTGATGCTGTTCTCCACACCCCCGACCGATTGGAGAGCCGCCAGCTCGACTGCCTCCGCGCACATCATCATGATTCTGCTTGCCACGTCCCTACTCCCTTCCTACTCGCTCATTGCTTCGTTGACGGCTTCTATGAAGCTGGTTATGTCGATGATTGCGTATCCTCTATCGTCACGGTGGTCATAGGTGAAGTCGAAGCTGTCATCTATGCCGTTGGCTTCCATCCAGTCCTCAAGCTCAAGGTTGAGGTCTACGATTTCGCTCATGAGCCTGTTCATGCGCTCGACTTTCTTTGCCATGTACTTGGGCATCTGCTTGCTCTTTGCCATGCTCCTACTCCCAGCTACTAGGATTCATGTCTTCCCCTTAAATCTCGAACCCGTCGAAGTCCCTTGCATCCTCGCCCTTGTACGGGTCCTCCACCACTTGGTACTCCGTGACCCAGCTCATGTCCAGCTCTGCCATGTCCGTGCTCCCTTCGGCTCTGGGGTTGGCCTGTGCCCCCCTTGCTAGGTATAGTATAGCATATACTCGGCAGGTAGAGCAACGACTATCTTCACCAATCTGCTGCATAATCTTGCGGCAATCACCGCTCCCGCACGGCACCCGCCTGCATAAAGCTAGCCAAAGTGATACACGCGCTCGCCTGTGTGAAACCTGCCTCGCTGGCACAGGCTTGCAAGGCTGTCAGGAGCGTCGTCGTGCTCCGCGTCCTCGGTGTAGTCGCATATCTGGTCTATGTAGGCTTTGTCCGTGCCGTCCACGAACACGATTTCGGGCCATGCCGTCTTGAGGTAGGTCACAATCTTGACGTGCTTGTTCTGGCTCTCCGCGTATGGCACCACCCTAGCTCCGAGTTCCTTGAACGCCCTTGCGCTGTAGCCCTTGTCGGCGTTCGTCTCGGTGTGCAGCCTGCCGAGCCTGAGCCTTTCGTAGTCTGCCATGATGAGCGGGGTGACGTCCTCGACGTGCTTGCGCCACATCCTGCCGTACACGTACCTGACCCCGTCGTGTACAGCCATTGCGGTGAAGGCGGTGAAGTCCTCCCCGTGGTAGGCTGCGTCCACGTGGCACTCGCCGCCCTCGACGAGGCTCTGGTCGGCCCCGACCTTTGGGCTGGTGAATATCACGTCATCGGACGGGATGAACCGTAGCTCGTAGTTAGCCGCCCATAGGGATGGGGTCATGCGCTCCTTGATGTGCTTGGCGTCCTCATCCGTCATGACCTCTGGCATGGTGGTGTAGTCCCACTTGCGTGGCTTTGGCATCAGGCTACCAGCATCGTCAACATGCCACGGGGTCATAGTGTTGACTATCCTGCCGCCACGGTTCTTGATGTTCTGAAGCTCCATGTAGACGGACTTGGTGTGCTCGCGCTCCGCCCTCGAAGTCCTGTCCTTTAGGTTCACTATATCGTCCGTGAATATCACGTCGTAGTGCTTGCCCGTCAATGAGCCGTTCACGCCCATGCCAGTCAGCTGCGAGCTGCCGCGCGGGTCGTTGGTGAGGTTTGTCGACAGCTCGTTCTGCGTCGATGTGGTAAGCACCACCTGAACGCCCCATATGGCGAGGGAGATTGCCCGCGTGTCCTCCGATTCGAGCATCTTCCTCACCTGCGCTATGACCTCCTTCACGTCTGAGTCGGTCTTGCGCATGAACGCCACGCGGAGGTTAGGGTACAGCACCATGATGAGCGCCAGTGAGCCAGCAACGCACGTTGTCTTGCCAGAGCCACGGAACGCTTGAATGGTCTCGTCCTCCTTGCCGAAGACCATTATCCGCATCCACTCGCGGTACACGGGACTCTTCCTGCCGAAGCCCATGAGCCGCAGGTAGTTGTCGGGCCTCGCCTTTAGGTCGCGTATGAGCTGTTCGGCGTCCATCACACGTAGTCCCATCTAAAGCCTTTAAAGATGCCGCTTTTCTTGGCCCTTCTTGCTGCCCTGCTTATGCCAACCTGACTGATTCCAAGCTCCCTCTGAACGTCCCAAGCACAGTCCCAGACCCTTATCAGCTTGCCATCCTCGGTCAGCTGCGCAACTGGTTTCATCTTCCACTTGCGCGGGTTGTTGCCGAGAACGTCCATGCTGTGCCTTACGTTCTCCTTGTGGCTGCACCACTCTAGATTTGACACGTTGTTGTTTGAGCCGTTGCCGTCGATGTGATTGACGCACCTGAGGTTGTCGGGGTTAGGTATGAATGCCACGGCTACGAGACGATGCACCTCAACGTCAACCTGCCTGCCGTTGTCCCAGAGCGTGACTTCCTTGTAGGTGGTGTTTCCTCGGCTGCTGCCGTCCCTCTGCTTGAGAATCATGTCCTCGTCAAGATGATAGAACTTCGTGGCCCTTGCCACGCTTTTCACTCTCCCGAGGTTTGACGCCATGTATTTGCCAGTGAAGTCATGGCCGTTATAGACAATCCATTCCCAACGCTCGTCCATGTACACCTCCAAACTTGTTTTGTACATGATACCACATTGGGAATAGATATAAAACTTAGTCCTCTGACAGGATGCGTTCCACTCGCTCACGTGCCTGCGGGTCGATGGTGTCAACCTCGACGCGCTGGACGGGCATCTCGCCCAACGAGTTGCGAATCTCCACGAATGCCTTGGTGTCACCGTCCATTGCGAGCTGGAACTGCCTCATGCACATGGCCGTTATTCCGTCAACCTCGTTTCCTTGCTCGTCCGTGTACTGGTCCGAGCATATGGCCTCGAACGCCTCGCGTATGCTCTTTCTCCTTGCCCTCGTCTCGGCGCTCTTCTTGCCGCCCTTTCTCGCTTCCTCCACGGTTAGGGCGTGACGCGGGTTGCCGTTCTTAAGGCCTGCCATCGTACTCGTACCTCCATCCTATGCCTTTGTAGTTACCCTTCTTCTTGCCCTGAGTCCCGCATCAAGGCACGCCCTGCAAGTCCTCTGGTGCGGGTACTCTGGCTTGAACGTCCTGTTGCAGCATCCACACGTCCTGTCGTGGTTCTGAAGCCTTCTCCGCTCCCTGATGACCTTCGCGTGCGTAATCGCAACCTCAAGCGTCTGTCTGTCGTGCCATTGTATCGCCGCGCCATGGGCGCTGCTGCTCACGATTGGGTACACGTCGATTGGGACTGGAACCAGGTTCTCCTTCGAGTAGTCCCGCGTGTCACCGTTTGCGAACACGCACACGCAGTCATCGGGGAAGTCACGACCGTTCTGGCGCATCCATTCGAACTTCGACAGCTGTATCCAGCTGTCCCTCGGCGTCTTCTTGTTCCTTGGTGCCACCTTGATGAACTGGTACCCGTGAGACTCCCTTACATCCAGCAGGTCTCGGCACTTCTCTAGAGCTGCACCGGATATGGTGCCGCGCTTGAACTGGGTTGCCCTGATTCTCTCGATTCCGTCTGGGCTTATGCCCATCTCCTCTTGCGTCATGCCCTTGTTCCAAGGCGTCATGCCCCTCTCGAAGCACCCGCCCTTGGTTCCGCTCCTGACTCCAAGCTTCGCCTTGAGGTTGCCGACCTTCGCGCTGTTGAGCCTGATTCCGTACTTGTCATCGAAGGCCTCTATGATTTCGCTTTCGGAGTGGTTCGGTATGAACTGCCTGAGAAATTCGCGCATCTCGTCCGTGTACTTCACGTTCCTTCGCGCCATGACCTCGGCGCTTTTCCTCAGCCTGTGGTTTGCGCCATACGCCTGCATCATCGACGCGGTGACGTGGACGCCGAACCGCTCCGAGAACGACCGAGCAAGCTCTGAGTTGGTCATGCTCGGATAGCTCTCGGCAATCCATGCCTTCTGCTCGTCCGTGTACCTTCTGGACATCAGTCACGCCTTTGCCTTCTTCGCGTAGACCACCCACGGGGACTGCATCTGAATCTCTGCCATTTCGTTACTCCTGTTCTCTAGACAAACATGCGTAGAAGCAAATACTGTTTCGTATCTTTAAGCTCGCCGATGGTCTTCTGTTCCATGTCGATGAGCACATTGAACTTCCGCGTCATGGTCACGACCTCTTGGCGCATGTCTGCGTCCTCATGCCATTCGACCATGAGTGATGCAAGCTCTTCGTACTTGAGATTGATTCCCGTGCGATGAGCCATCAGCCAGCGAGGGAACGCCCTGTCTAACACGACCTTGAGATAGTCGCCGTCTCCCTCGTCTTTCGGCACGAGCACGGCATAGCGTCCATCGACCTCGGACGGCTCCTTGAGTTGGTTCACGGTGTCGTTGGTGGCGGACAATGCCACGTAGCACGTTCCAGACTGGTAGACCTTGCCAGCTCGCCCACGCTCGATATCGCACACGTCAGACACGGGCACCAGCTTGTATGCTAGATTGCCCATGCCAGTTGCCCTCCATCGTTTTTGAGGTATTCGACCATGTGCGGCATGAATGCGGCCAGCTCTCGCCGTGATTCGTCCGTAGTCCCCACGAGGTTGCGAACCTGTTCCAGCAGCGACTTCTTCGTATTCGTGATTTGCCCCTCGATATCGTTGAGTTCCTCGAACAACTCTACCATGTCTGGCACTTCGGGCTCTTCGTACCTGTCCACATATCGCGGTATGTTCAGATTGTACCCGTTGCGCTCGATTTCGGCGGCATCGGCCACGTGGCATAGTTTGTCAACGTCGCGCCGCATCGAGAGACACGAGAGCACGTCGCGCACGTGGTTGGGGCGCATCACGTTCAATTTGCCCTCGGTGTCGTGCAACTCGTCGGCGTTGACCACGCACACGGAACCGTCGCCACGCGAGAGCGAGAGCAGACACACGGGGATGCCAGTGTGGAGAAACATCTTCTCAGGCAGACCCACGACGGCATCCAGCGCGTTGTCGCGCAATATCGCCTCGCGTATCTTGCCCTCGGCGGCACCTCGGAACAGTACGCCATGCGGCAGTATCGCTATCGTCCTATCGGCGTGCGCCATGCCGTACTCAACGAATGCGTAGTCGCTCTTAGACTTCGGCGGCGCACCGTAGCGCATCCACGGGCGCAACATCCCGTCCCACTTCATCGAGTACGGCGGATTCTGCACGCACGTCCTGTATCGCCTGTTTGGTAGCTCATCCACCTCGCGCACGACGCTGAATCTGTCAGACGGCTCAAGCACGTAGCGCTCGAACGTCTCGCCCGTGAGAACGTCCTTGCGCACGACCTCGCCGCGCATGTTGCGGACGGCCATGTTGAGCAGGAGAGCGGGAACCGTTCGGGCGCTGAACTCTTCGCAGCGGAACAGTGCTTGTGGATGGGTCGCCCACAACGATATCGTCAGCCCTCCCGTACCCGCGCACACGTCGAGATACGCATCCGCATCGTCAGCCATCGCCGCCACGAGGTCACAGACGGCAGGCGGCGTGAAGTCCTGTTTGAGTGCGTCGCGGTCACCCTGCTCGTCTTGGAAGTATGCAGTCATGCCATCGTGCGACATGTCATCGGTCGCGTCAGCGATACACGCGCACAGCGCTTCTCGCCTGTCGTTGTCGAGCATCTCAGAGAGCAAAGCACTCGGCACTTGGTACCCCTCGGATACTCCTAGCGCCGAGTGCATCACGTCACGAGTGATAGGCATTTGCCCTCCTTCTGCTCGTCTGTGTACCTTCTTGGCATGCACTACCCCTCAAGCATCCTCGGCACCGTGGTCTGCTGCGAGAACGTGGACCTCATCCTCGTAGCATCCATGATTACCTTGGCGTTGTCGATGATGTTGTGTGATATGCCCTCAACAGCCTTGGAGCGCTCAATCTCTGCCTTCAGAGCCGCCTCGTCGCTCACATCTACCTCACGGAGCCTGTGGAGCTGTGAGAAAAGCTCGATGTTGAGCTGCCCAAGCGTGTTGTTCTGCATGTCTTCCATGTCTACTCCCCGTATCCTAAGTCAGTCTGCACATTGTGGGTCTGTAGGTCGGTGCTAACCATCGGACCTCCCTAGGTCATCCCGCATCAGGCCTTTTATGTAGCCCGACTTGTTGGTCACGGTGCTCAGCTTTTCGACCAGCTCAGGCTCCCGCTCTGGGTTGAATCGCAGGAGCACCTGAACGACCTTGGCGGCGTATCTGCGATTGGCCTCACGCTGTCGCTCAGCCCTCTCCTTCTCGCTCAGCATTCACTCTCCTTGCTTT